ATTAAATAGGTTATATGGAGTGTTTTCTGGAAGTGTTGATGTTGTTAAATAAATATTGTCCATATTAAAATAGCCTTGATAAGTATTGGTTTTATTAAAAGCTCCAGCACAAAACTTATCCCACTGGTAGCTCTTTAGCCACGCGTAGATTCCAGGATAAATGATGTTTGGAGTATGCGCCTCTACTTCCAACTTCCCAGTACGTGCATTGTATAGGTATACATTTGCGTATCCTTTAATTGGAAGGTCTTCTTTATTCTTAATTGCCACGTACTCTTTACCTGTCAAATAATCCTTAACAATGCTTTTGACTTTCATTCTTTTACCCCCTTCATGCGTCATTAACTTGTATGCTAATCTCAGTGCCGACGTCTAACGTGTTTTCTACTATTGTAGCGTCTTCTGACGCATTTTGTAATATTGGAACTTGTACAGCAACATACCGCTCTATGGTGGGATTCAACGTATTGCTAACAATCGTAGTGCTATGCTCCACTTCCGCATGTGGATATTCGCCTGTAATTCCGCCAAGCAAACTCCGTGCATACACGTATATTTGCATTGAAGCAGCGGGTACAGTAAACGTTCCCGTATTCGTGTATGCTTGTACCTGTATTGAAGCCTGTCCTTGTATAGAAGTCAGCACAAACGGAGCGGATATAGTGTAATACCCTGCTGCTGGACAGTATTGCTGTAGCGTCGGACCTACTTGATTGTTCATAAAGAAAAACTTAACTGTAACCGTCAATGCTGTGCTTGCGTTTCCCACCATAAGAAATCCCACTTGTGCTGTGGTAGCCGCATACGTGCCAATGTTTAGCTCAAGCCTGTATTTAGGAGCACTGTCTACCGTAATAGCTGCTTGGTTTTCGGCATATAGCAAATCCGCCTCAGAGTAGTTTGTTACGCCTGTGGTGTCTAATAGTGCTTCTAACCCCGGATTAGCAAACTCTAATTCTATTTCGTTCATCCACGGCTGCCCTGCATAACGTTTCACACGTACGACACGGGTAACCACGTCAATACCGAGGTCTTCGTCAAACACGTGTACCGTATCCCCAATTTGTAGCCTATCCTCAGGCAGCCCTGTTAATTCCGACAAATCTAAAATGCTACATTCATATGACAGCTTCGGATAGGCTAATTGTGATAACGTTTCTTGTGCATACTCCAATAGTGCAACGTCTGAGGTAAAGGATTCATCTATTATTATGACTTCTTTCTTAAAATATGCCCGTGCCTCAGCTAAAGAATACCCCTGCGACGTGTACCACCCGTAATTTTCTACATAAGCACGCCCTTGGTTAATACTGCTAAACGTCATCATGTTTTGGCCAAACGCATACAAAACAGTAGCTTGTGGTGGTTCGTACGTACGCCGTATAGACCTTATGTTTCTACCATAACGTAGCGTCGCCCCACGGTCTGTTCCGATATGCTTTTTCAAACTAACGACCCTGTTTATAGTGTCAAACTCCACCTCTAAGCCGGTAATTGTAGCCCAAGCATAAATAAGCCACAACACGCTACGGCCGTGTTCTTTTATCCCATACACGGTTGCTGAAGGGTCATATTGTACGGTGCCGATTGTCCAATTTGTGTTCTCAAGTATTCTTTCTAACCCCTGTCTAACGTTTTGGTGGCTAAGGATAAACCGTACCGGCTTAACACGTTTGTTAAGCTCTATAATAGCCGACTCGCATTTTACGTATTTGTATTTCGCCCCGTCTTCGTCTCGGCAGTCATCTACTTGTGTAATAATGTAACGCTTGCCATTGTATATGACTTCGTCTTCTGCCTGTATAAGGCTTGCTTTGTCATCGGTAAGTGGGATGCTAAATTCTAATGTTTCTGCCCCTTGTAACGTTGCCTCTTCCACAATATCATACGCATTCTCAAGGTATGCTTCTAATACTCCTTTGGAGTCGTACAGCTTAATAAATTCGGTATCTACAGGCATTTAGACCCACCTCGCACGGTACGTGAACGTATATTTTGCGCTTGCTCCGTTACTTGCTACGTGTTTCACGACGACATTTGTAGGCGGCAGCACAGGGAACGTTCCACTAACCAATCCTAAAACGTTGCTCCCAGTCATAGCACCTGTGTTTACTTTCATAGCAGTCATGTTTTTGGAGTCTATTAGCAGTTCTTCACCTGCTTCAATTGTTCCATTATATATGAAGTTTTTGCCGTCCACCGTCATAGTCAAACCAATAACGTTTTCACTAACAGGTGAAATCCTAACTTGTGGGATAGCATGCGCTGTTCCCGGCACGCTTATTTGACCTGCTTGCCCAGAAATAATTGTCAAAGTCTGTACAGTCGGAGTAACGCTTAAGGCAAATGGTTCACATTCAAATGTAATGGTAATAAACGCAAACCTACCATTTTGAGACACAGGACAAACATTGCTAACACGTGCATAAAAGAAATATTCGGGATTGTCGCCAAAATATAGCGGATACATTGTGTCGGTGGACAACCACTCCGCTAACGTACGTTCCAAAGACAACAAGTCAGCACCTGTGCTTCCGATTAAAGCACAATCCACCTCTATGATACGTGTTCCGTATGGAACGGGGAACAAAATTGACCCTTCACGACCCGGTATTTCTACAGTTTTGTGCTTAAGCGTGGGGAATATATCACGCCTGATATCCAAAACTTCTAATCCTTTATCTGATGACTTCACGTTGTTATAATGGAATGTCATACGACAAATCCCCTTGCCCTTCTATTTGTCTGTATGAGACTGTACAATTGTTTACTTATTTTTGCTATGTCTTCTTCACTTCGTACAGTCATGTTTTGCACAACAACCAGTGGTCCGCTAAACGTTGTGGTAGTTTCTAAAGGCAAAACTACTTCCGGACCTGCTTCACCTATAAGCGCAAGCGTAGGCTTCGTAACAATACCGCCTTTTGCTAACGTGGGGATTGTAGCAAGGTTAAATCCAAAACTCTTACCACCGAGTACGGGAACCCAATCGGGTATAGAAAAATGGATAGCATTTAGTGCCGTTATCATTTTGTTCACCATTTTGATTATTGCATTTATAGGTGTCTTTATAGCAGCAACAATTGCGTTCCAAATTATGGAAGCTGCTTTTGCTATAGCATTCCAAATGCTTATTAGCCCGTTTTTAATTGCATCCCAATTCTTGTATAGTGCCACGCCTATGGCTATTGCTCCTGCTATCGCACCTATGGCCAATCCAATCGGCCCTGTCAAAACAGCAAATGCCGTACCCATTAATGGTAGCAGCTGTATAATTTTGCCCACAATCATTAGCACAGGCCCAATAGCAGCCGCTAATACGCCCATTATTGCTATAACTTGTTTAACGCCGTCAGGTAGAGCTACAAACCAGCTTGTTACGGTTTGCAGCACAGATACCAACGCCGTTAGTGCCGGAGCTAATGCACCTTGTAGTGCAGTTCCGAGTTCCGCACCTATAAGCTTAAGGTTGTTCATAGCAACGGCAAACTTGTCTACCGGGTCTAACGTGTTTTCAAATGTGGTAGTAACGCTTCCAGCTGCATCGCCTGCTGCTTTAGCAAATTGTTCCAAATCCAAAGCACCTTTTTTAATTGCATTTAGCATATATGCCGCACCACGTGTTCCAAAGTATTTCGACGCTACTGTCAAGGCTTCAGCTTCATCTTTTGCCTGTGCCAGCTCTTGAGCTAGAGCCTCCAGACCCTGCTGTAACGTCATTCCTTCTTTCGCAAATTTGGCTTGCGATAGTGTAAGGTACTGCATCATTTTGGCAGCATCAAATCCTTGCTGTGTCCACGATGCAAGCATCATTGTTGCTGTTTCAAAGTTTAGACCCAGGGCACGTATTTGTGGAGCAAAACGTTGTAGCTGAGAAGCAAGTTCAGCTACGCTTACGCCTGTGCGCTGACCAGCTACGGTTAGAGTATCTAAAACGGTACTAACCTCATCAGCTGTCATACCAAACTGCGACAAAATGCCTTTTGCCATCTGCACACTTTGTGTTACGTCTGTTCCAGTAATCTTAGAAAACTTTATGAACAATTCCGTGCTCTGCTCTAATTGTTCTCCCATGAAGCCAAATTGTGTATTTACCTCACCTATAGCATCCCCTATTTCTTGCATTGACGCCGGCACTGTTTGAGCAACCTTTTTGAAAGACTTCTGTAGGTCTTCTAAAGCTTCCCCCGTTGCTCCTGTTTTCATTACAATTGTGTCTAACCCTTCGTCTACTTGTTTCCAAGCTACCATTGCTGCTGTGCCGACGGCCATCAAGGGAAGCGTTAGACCTTTAGTTAACGACCCACCAATACTGCTAAGAGACTGCCCTGCCTTTTGTAGCCCAGACATCTGCTTTTGTACGTTATTAAGTTCGGAGGTGACCTGTTTCATGTCTTTTTGGAAGTCGCTTATATCCGCACTAACTACGACTTTCAATTCTCCTGCGTCTGCCATTATTACACCTCCTTAAAACGTTTTTGGATGGCGTCCCATTCTTCTTGCTTTCGTTCTGGGCTAATACGTTTTTGTGTTTGTTCGGCAAGAAGTTCATTTGGCTGTATAGGTTTTTTAAGCCGCCCAGTATAGTTCACTATTAGCGACACTGCCCAAGCCCACAATTGTAGTTCGTCTTTCTTGTTTTCATTGTACGCTTCTACACTTAATGCTATTTCTTTTGGTGTCAATGCCCAAAACTCCTCATGCGTTAGGCCTATACGTAAAGCAGACAGGAGAAGCTCGTTCCAATTAATGGTAGCTTCTCCTGTCTCCATTAGTTTTTTTCCTCTTCTCCACCCAAAGCGTATTGGAATGCTTTAGCAATCGCCTCAGCTGCCTGCTTTATTCCAATACTGTCAATAACGTTGTATATTTGTTCGTCCGTTACGTTTGGATTTTCATGTATAAGTGCCGCCTTAAACAGCTTAACCAAGTCAGTCATAGACACGTTTTCCGACACCTTTTTGCCTATGTCGTTTATACTCATACCAAACTGCTGCTCCAAAAAAACCAAAGCCTTTGTGGTATATTTTAGGTTGTAGACGCCGGCATCTGTTTCAATACGGTATTCTCGTAGCATTGTTCTCCCCCTATGACGGCTGCGTCTCACTCAACGCATCCGTGCCTTGTAACGTTATGGAATATGTAGCTGCGTCGTCATCTGGAGCATCCATGTCAAAGCCCGTAATGTACGCTTCGCCGTATAACGTTTCTGTATCCATTGCTATTTCCACAAGTACGTTTGACCCATCCATAGCGGCACCTTTTAGCAATCTATATGCAGTATCCGACGGCACAATTAAACCGTCACAGCTAACCGTCCATGACCTGTATCCAGCTGCTCCACGACGCCAAGTAGAATCTACCTTGTTTGTCAAGTCAATGCTATCAGCAGAAATAGATAGAGCAGCACCACGTTGTCCACCTACAGCCACGTACGTGCCATTGCTTTTCACCTTTATGAGTACGTCAACGCCTAACACTTCGCTATGTGCCATATTGTCTTACCTCCTTACATTTCTAACATTTTGAAGCTTAACCGGAGAACCCCGTGCTTGTACCCTTCGGGGTCTACCATAAATTGTAGCAAGTCTAACCTGCACAATACCATATCAAACCCCGTAACGGATAGTGGATTAGCTGTTAACGTTTCTAACACTGTGGATGCCAATGCCTTCACTTCTGCCATACCGTCGTAATCACTCCAAACGTGTAACGTTACGGTAACCTCCTGCCCATTTTGTAGTTTCGTACTCCAGTCAGTAGCCATGTCTTCACCTATAACAACGTACGGCAGAGGTGTTCCTTCGGGTACAGTGTCGTATACCGGCACCACCCCATTTAGACGTTCATAAATTGCTTTTTGTAGGGTCAATGCTGGGCTCTTCATTCTTCCTCCTTCAAAATACGTATTAGACGCTGCAAAAATCGTGGTTCTTCTTGTTTTGCTGCTGGCGTTAGGTATGGTCGTGCACGCATGCGGAACGTTCCAAACTCCACATACGGGGCATAAGGTATGTTTGTGTGAACCGTTGCTGTTAGCCCTTCAAAATCCACCATAATGCTGTTACGTAACGTTCCTGTATCTACTGGGCACAATAATTTAGCATTGCGTTGTATGTTTAGACCCGATGTTCCCACTGCTTGTTTCAGTTTTTGTTCCTTTTTTTCACTGAGGTCTAATAGTTTTTGCTTCACTTGTTCTGCACCGTCTAATTTGAAAACCACCTTGTCCATTACGGCACTAACTCCTTACATTCCAATTCCAATACCCTATGAGCATATTCCACGTCAATTACTGCTACAATTTCAAATGCCTTGCCATCACGTGTAACGACACGCATAAAAGGTTGTATGTCATTCCTGTAGCGTATCCTAATTTTGTAACGTATTTCACTTTCGTTTTGCATTGCTGCAAACAATTCCGACCCAGTTAGCGGTTCTATGCTTGCCCAAACAGTACAAACGTCTTGCCACGTTTTTGTGTATCCCCCATATCCATCAGGGGAACGTTGTTCGGATTGAATGGTTACTTGTCTGCGTAGCTTCCCAGCTTCTACTGGCTTCATATTTTTAGCACCTTATACGGGTCTAAAAGCTGCTTCACTGCTTCTGGAACTTCGCCAGCACCTTCCCTGTTTTCGTACAAATAGCCTGTGAGCATGAGAATTGCTTGCCTGATATCCGACGGTACTTCTTCCGCACTTTCGTACCCTGCCACGTACGTTATGACAATGTCGTCTGCGTAGTTACTCATTTCAAACGAGCACATAAGCATGCTTTCGTCGTACAGCTTATAAGCACTGCTGTCAATTGTGAATTCACCTGCTTGTATTGTTTCTATTTTTTGTACAGGTGGTCGTGGAAGTCTAAGCCGTGTGGGTAACGTGTTTATGCCTAGCTGCCACGTTTGTGTCATAAATGAGCGTTGCGTGTAGTTTTCAGCTATACTCGTAGCAGCAGCAACCAAATTACGTACAGTAGCAAGTTCCGTTTCGTCGCTTTCGTCTAAACGTAAAAATTGTGCCACTTCTTCTGTACCTAAAGGTATTTCACTTGGAGGTATTTTTCTTATTAGCCACATGTTTTTTAACCTCCGACGGACCTTCAAGACTCTTATCCTCTTCGGCAAATCCCATTGCTATCCATTGTTTAGCAATATCGGTTTCTATATCCACTTTGGAGCCGGGCTGATAAACCCGGCCCCCATAACTTAACGTGGTCCTAATCCTAATCTTCATTATGGACTTGATTTCACCTTAAGGATGCGCAGCGCATTAGCATCTACAACGCCGCCGCCTACCCTAAAATGAGCTTTAAAACCTACGAGACCAGCTTCAGCGTATAGTTCGTCTAAACGTTGTACAGTCATAGCAAGTCTGTCCACAATCAGGTATCCTTGACGGAAGTCACCAAATATGGCTATTGCTTTGCCGCCCAGTGGGGTATCCGTCGCAGGAGTTAAAGCTTCATGGTTATAAATTGGATATCCGGCAAACGTGGGAGGAGTGCCTTCCGCTAAAGATGGCTGCCACAAGTACATGCCGAGAGTATCCGACTTCGCTAACCTCAGAACCATTTCGGTCTTCGGATGTACCAATATAGCAGCAGTCGTCCTGTATTCCGGAGCAACGTCATAAATAAGAGTGAACAAATCATCCACGGC